TTAAATTTTATCCGCGTGGTGCATCAGCACAAATTTATCCCACAACTGTTCTTCTGTCTCGACATGCGCCGGATCTTTCACAATAGTATTGGGGATCGGGCACACCTTCTGGCAGGTTGGTGTCTCGTAGTGCCCTACGCATTCGGTACACTTATCGCTGTTAATCTCGTAGATATGATCTCCCATTGAAATCGCCTCATTCGGGCATTCGGGTTCACACATATCACAATTAATACAGCGTTTAGTAATTAGTAAAGACATTTCAATGAATTACCGTTAAATCATTTTAAAAATCAGTAAGTTGTATCGAGTTTGTATGCTTTACTGTCATTAACTTACTGTATGTTGATCCAGTGTATTTAACCTTGATAAACTCAGTCCAGTAACACAAAGCCGCAACACATTGCATTTTGTCCCGTAGAAAAGACTTGTATGTGTGTGCTTGTTTTCTGCGCCTACGCAGATAAGGATTGAGAATGCCGCGCACTGTAACACATAATCCGGATAGCCCCAATAATGACGATGTTTTAGCCGCATCTGAAAAATGGGACGCCTGTAAACCCCCCTATACCAGCGCACACATGAAAATCTGTGTTGCTGCCGCCAAAATCATCCTCGCTGCTTCCGGCGTGGCTCGCCGTTCCAAATACGAAAAAGAGAACTATCTCCGTATCGATTTCAGCAAAGCCGGTAAGGTTACATTTTACGCCGAGTTTCCAAAAAAGATGGGCCTCAAAGGTAAAAAGCTCGGCGAGTGGCCGGAGCTCGCTATCCAGCTGGCGCGCGAAAAAGCGCTAGGTATGGCTGACGGTGGCCTGCGGGCAGAGTCCGTACATGCAGCGCTGGAAATGTACCGGGATGACCTCAAAGCCAAAGTCGCCCGGCAGAAGCTGAGCCCGGACAGTTTCACAACCTACGGGGTGCGTATCGACCGGATTAAAGCAACGTTCGGCGAGCGCGAGGTGTTCAGCGACGTAACATACAATCGGCTGGTGGAAGTGCTGGACGAGTGGATCGCTACTCGCTCGAACAATAACGCCCTGGAGTTGTTTGCCGAGCTCCGTCGGTTCTGGAAGTTCTGCGCACCTACTCTTTGCAACGGCCGCAATGTTGCCGCCAGTCTGCCAGATGATTATGTTTCCTCCCGCGTACAGAAACCTACCCCCACACGGCTTTTTACCGATATTGAATCAATCGCCCGACTCTGGCTCAATGTTGCTGCCTGCACCTCTGTACACCAGAAGAATGCTGTTCGCTTCATGATCATCACTGGTGTTCGTCCGATTAATGTCCATAACCTGCGCTGGGACTACGTTCACGAGGAGGCTGGTGAAATTGTTTATCCGGAAGGGGTTATCGGCATGCGAGGGGCTATGAAAACACAAAAGGCTTTCCGCCTGCCGATAACCCCTGAGATCCGGCGGATTATCGACGAGCAGAAAGCCTGGCGTGATTCAGTTCCTGAGTGCAACAGGGATTATGTATTTTTGCAGCCACGTGATCCAATGCAGCCATTTTCAAAACGATCACTGGATAAGCTGGTGAAAACATACAGCCCGGACGGGGCTGTAAAAGGAATAAAACATGATGGGACTGTTAAAGGGAAAGACGGTGCATTTAATACGATGTGCCGTAAATTCCTTAAGAGCAATGTTATTGCCTTGATGAAGGAAAGAGGCTATTCCCGCTCAGACCGAAGGGAAATCAGCCTCCTTTGCCTTCACCACTCCAGCAAGTCAGATGACCCGATGGCAGAACATTACGACTTTTCTGATGAGATTTTACAGGAAGAGATTGCGTTGAAGCGCGAAGCTTTCGAGGCTCACGAGCGGAGCATACTTGCGCAGGTGGCATTGCTACGGCGGCGAGGTTAATACTGGCTGCGACATTTTTGAATAAAAGCGTCGATATTTCGGCGCTCATAACGAACTACTTTTGCACTGAAACGAATTGGTGCCAGGATAGCCCGATGACGATGCTTAATATTCCACTCACATAGCGTTTTCTGTGTAATACCTAACTTTTGGCATACTTCATCCGGGGTGAGTAAATCGTCGGGTTTCTCGCTCATGCTATACCTCTCTTTTTCATGGCATCGAGCAGGATGTCCTGCACTGTTCGTTTTGAGTTGCGCCGCTCCATCACCATTTCATCCATAGTGTCGGCAGCAATAATGTGGTGAATAAATACCGGACGATTGTGTCCGGCCTGTATCTGCCTGGTGGGGCCGATACGTTCAATAATTTGCTGATATTGCTCCAGGTCCCACCAGTGTGAGAAAAATACCAGTATATTTCCGCCGTCCTGCATGTTCAGGCCGTGGCCCGCGCTGGCTGGGTGTGCAAAGAGAACAGGAATCTTTCCGGAATTCCAGTCGCGCAGTGTCTGTGGATCCTGGTCGAGGTGACGACCGCGAGGGAATGCTTTAAGCAAGCGTTCAAGATCGTGTTTCCAGTGATAAGCAACCAGCACAGGTGCGCCAGCTGCTTCGGTCAGTATGCTGTCCAGCGCCTGTAGTTTGGTGTCATGCAGTTCTGACCAACTTCCGGTGTCATCTGTGTATACTGCGCCGCTGGCGATTTGCAGACACTTCAGTGTCTTTGCCGCGGCGTTCGGTGCTTCGATGCCTTCGCCATTCAGCTCGAGGAACATTTCCTTTTCCATTTCACGATACTGCTGACGGGCCTTCGGTGGCATATCCACGCGGATTACGTTATGGATGGGGTCTTTGATATCGAACCAGTCGGCCGCATCCAGCGAGAGGGTTACATCGGCTAACGCTCGCTGTATTTCACCCTGTGAGTGAGCAAAAGGCTCCAGTTTGGTCCAGCTCTGCCCCGGAAACTGTATCGAGTTGAACCAGCGTGAGGTAAACGCGCCGTAAGTGCGCCCGAGACGTTGCCCCTGGTCCACAAACCACGATTGTCCCCACAAATCTACCAGGCCGTTCGGTGCTGGCGTACCGGTGAGATTTATCCAGCGCCGGACATACTTATGCGCCACTTTGCCCAGCGCCGCCGCGCGCTTACCACCACCGCGCAGCCGGAAGGATTTTAGCCGGGTGCTTTCATCTGGAATGACAGTACCGAACGGCCATCGTTCTCCCAATTCTTCAATCAGCCAGACAAGGTTATCGTAGTTGATGGTGAACACGCTTGCGTTGCTGTTCGTCAGCGCCATAGAGCGCGCTTTGGCATTACCAATAATTGGCTGCACCTCGATATTGCGCAAATGTCCCCACTTCAGTGCTTCATCCGGCCATGTGCTGGCAGCCACGCGCAGCGGCGCGAGGACCAGTGCGGGGCATGTTTCTGCCCCTGCCATAAAGAGATCTTCCAGCGCAGTGAGCGTTGCCACGGTTTTACCCATTCCCATCCCCGCCCAGATGTTGCCGCGCAGGGTTTCGGTTTCGTGGTTGATAATGAGAACTTGGTAGGGGCGAGGTATATATTTTGGGGGCATATAATATGGCTCCTAAACAACAAAAGGCCAATTTAGACCTTTTGTTGTTTTAAAAATGTTATTTATAATAGTGCTGTTACTATTGCATCTTTAAAAATATTTTCTTCTTCATTTATTAAAGGTGATGACAGATGAATAATTACTTCTTTTCCTGTCAATACTATTTGCTCGACTTGAAATCCTGCGTTGTGTAGTCTTTGGCGTAACTTTTCTAGTGCTGATTTTGATATACTAAATCCTTCACTCCTTATAGTATAACTGGCAACTCCATTTTTAATAATATCTACAGAGTTGTCAATTTCCTGCTGCGAGTAATTTTTCGGTGAGTCGAAAAATCTGGATTTTGTCGTTGCTGTTGCCCTAAGAGATATCAATAATGATTTGATATCTTTAATCTCAGATGCCAGATACTCAGTTTCTGATACTTCTTTCTGGTCTAGTTGTGCAACTTTGAAAGTGCCAAAATGTTTGAGGAATGTTGTGTATTCAGGATCAGTTACTGACTTTAAATATGTTTCTTTTATCTTGCTCGCAAGTCTTTCTTTGAATAAATTGATTGATTGGTATCTTAAATCCGAAGGGTACTCTAAATGTTCAATTGATGAAATGTCAAAGCTATAAGGAGTGCGCTCGTCCTTAATAATTACGGTCGGTTTGTCAAATGCGAGACGCATTCCTAATTCAAACATTACATTAGCGTTTCGAGCACTTATATCGCAAACAACTATGGGGTTTTCATAAAGATTTTGAACAATTCGTTTTTGTATTACTGCAACATCATCATCTGAACTTACCAAATTTGCCTTGAATCCGGCATCATTTGATGCTTCACAAATAATGTCATGAACATTTCTCCAATGTCCAGTGGGATAACCTTCTATGTCCGCAATTGGCATAATAATGCCGCATATATGAGGTGGCATATTTTTGTTGTCTTTTACATCATCTTGGTTTATTTCTTTCGTTTGTTGCTTAGCCATAGCTTACACAGACTCCTATTGTAATTTTTTGCCTAATATACATGAAAGCTCCTTACTATCCAGTACTACCACGGTAAAGCCCAGTTTTCGCAGACGTTCATGCTCGCGCAACTGATCAGGTCGTGGTGGTTTGCCTGGTGCTTTGCATTCGACAAAGACGATGCGACCGCCGGGTAGCAGAACAATGCGATCTGGTACCGAGCGGAGACCGGGAGATACGAACTTAAAGGCAACCCCGCCAGCCTTTTTTACTTCAGCGACGAGGTGCTTTTCGATTAGGTTTTCACGTTCATAGGCCATTAGCTTTCGCCTTCCTGCTTTTTGCGTTTCTTCATGCAGATAGCGCAGTTCTCAGGATGGTCATGCCATTCGTCAATCCTGATACCTGTGAACATCCATTTTCCGCATAGTGATATGGCTTCCCCCGAATTAAAGAAATGTGCTTTTTTCGACAGGGCGGGGAACCCCCAACCTTTATTATCGATATTAGACATCGTCCACCTCCTTACGCTTTTCGCGCATGTTCTGCATCAGACAAAAATCAAACCGACGTTCGCTTTGGCCCAGACCTGCATCGCCCGGTCGTACCCGCTGGACTGTTCAAGGCGCAAAGCCTCCCGTGCAGTCCGGTAATAAAGCGGACTGTCCCGGTATTTAAATGACATAGGGTTTTTATTCCCAAATAAAAAACCCCGCAATGCAGGGTTGTAATCAACAATAAGGGGGTAATTACGAGGAAGCGTTAGCTATTTGAGCTTGTGTAAATTCGAAACCAGAATTTTGTAACCGTTGCACTAGACGAGGAACTGTTTCACGTACATGGTCGTTGAAATTCAGATACAAAATCCCGTTAGCATCAGAAGGCTGTTCTAGGTGCTGTTTCTGAAGGATTGCTACATTGCTGCGCCCTAAGGACGAAAGAAGCATACCCATCTCGAGTACAACGTTCTGTCTTGCGCGGGGTTGGATTTCTGCTTCACCGGCGCGCTTTGAGTATCCCATATCATCAGGTGTCAAAAGAACAATCCCGAAACGAGTAGCAGTTTGTCCTTGCCCAATTTCACGTTCAAGCTCTTCAATAATGGTGAGTCCAGTCCCTCCCGTATTCTGCAAAATGAAATGGTCTGGTAATCCAAGTTTATGAAGGATTAGCTCAAGTTGTTCCTTTGCAGTATGGTCATGGCCGTGAACAATGAATATCTTTTTGGGAAGCTCAGATGGCTGTTCTACGGCTAGTGGTGTTGCCGTGGGGGGCGTTCCTAAATGGGACATTATTGCAGTTTCAACATTGGGACGTTCTTGAGGGTTCCCTTGAAACTGAATGGTCCGGGTGGTGTAAAGGTTAACAATTACGCCATTCGTTAAACGATAGCAGTCATAAGTCTCACGCTGTTCGTGGGAAAAATTGGTGAACCCACACTCCCTCAAAAAGTCAGGAAAAGATTCTCTCGGGTATGGATAGTTGATCGGCATTTCAGTTAGTTCCTGCATAAGTATTGTACCTTTAATTTACTCGAATTCAGCATGTCGCCATAGCTCGATAAGGTGAGTTATATCAATCTTTTTTGTAGTGGTACGCCTCAAAGCCGCCAGCGTTCAGCGGAATATCGGGTGCCCATTCGGGGTTAGTGGAGAGAAGCGCGGAAAGCGCTTTATCGTTGAAATCTTCTGTGTCTGGTGCTTCGGTGATCACCTCGTCGTGTACCGTTAGCACAATGCTGTAACCGGCACCCTCGATCAGCGGCATGTTTCTGGCTAGAACGTCGCGGGCGGCCGCCTGGGTGACGTTCTCCACCAGCTTTCCGCCGTAGGTTTTGAGTCGTTGCCATTTACGCGAATAAGAGTTAACACCCATGTAGGTGATATTCCCTTGTTCGATAACCGGAGACGGGTAGCATACAGCGCGTCCGGATGGTAGCTGTATGCGCAGCCACGCGCCATCACGTCGGATTTTAAGATAGCCGCAATACAATGTTTTTTGCGGTGTGGCGATTGCTGTGCGGACAGTGCGCTCCAGCTCGTACCAGAAATCGCAGGTCGCCGGGTGCGCCCTGCGCCACAGGCGCTTGAGCGAGTCACATGCGATGAATACACGCTCGGACAGGCCAAAGGTCGACTTACGCTTAACCGATTCGTCGTACCAGCTTTTTGCCTCGCGGATAACATCGCGGGGAATGTTTGGCAGTGCGGCGTTCGCCAGCTCGTCGAGATCGAGACCGTAAACCAGAGCAAAAGTGATGAAAGCCGATACACCACCTCCATAACCCAGACCGAGTTCCATGACTTTACCGATCTGACGCATGTGTTTATCAACATCATCTGGTGCAATATCGAAAGCTTTTGCATACGCCAGTTTATATAAGTCCGGACCCGTTCCAGCGTCATACTCTCTGAATGCATTCAGTTTCCATTCTTCTCCCGCCAGCCATGCCAGCATACGGCCTTCAATGTTTGACAAGTCACTTACCACTAGTTTTTTGCCTGTTGGCGCGATAATGCAGCCACGTAACGCTGAACTGGTTAGTTCCATGATATTGTCAAACAGCAGGTCTGCACATCCGGCTTTCAGTGCTTCGATGCCTTCGTCTATTTGTTCCTGTTTTAGTGAAGGGCGGGGAAGGTTCTGGGGCTGGAATAGCCGTCCGGCCCAACGACCGGTACGTGACGCCCCGCAGAACTGTAGCGTACCGCGTAAGCGCCCGTCGTGGCTTACGCCTTTCATCAGTGCCTTGTATTTACTGGTGCTGGTAGTACTGGCTTGCAGGCGGATAGCCAGCAGTTCTTTCACGGCAGATGATAAATCGGGGTCGGCCATACGACGTTCCAGGGTACTGCGTTGCATGTCTGGTAGCTCCACACCGTAGGATTCAACGATGTGCTTAATCAACGCGTCCCGTTGTGTGGCTGCCTGCACTTCGCCATCAGTCATTTCCTGTGTACGCTTTGCCAGGCGCTTTTGCTCCTGGTCTACCGCTTCGATCGCAGCGCGCGCGAGTTGCATGTCCATGCAGACGCCCCGGTCGTTGATCTGCTGATCACGATGCCAGAGCGCCAGCTCTGTCCCCTGATAATTCCACTTCGGCAGACGTTTATAGACTTCACGCATTGCTTCGATATCCAGTCCGGCGTAAGCAACAAAGCGCCGCCATTCTTCCGGATGGGTTTTACTGGTGGCCCGACGCAGTTTGCTGTTTTTCGGACGTGGCTTACAGAACAGCTGGATCAGCGCTTTACCTTCTTTGTCCTTCGCTTTGTCTTGCGGGACGCCTAGTACTTCGCAGAGTTCCCCCAGAGACCCCGGGAGACCGTGCGCCAGCGCCTGCACCATCGTGTCGCGCCAACGTTCGACTGGCGGTGCCAGTCGCGGCATTGCATAACGCAGAACGGTGCGGTCGAAGTGAGAGTTATGGAAATAAAGCAGGGTTTCAGGGTCTGCGATTGCTTCGTATAAGCCGTGTGGAATACCACCACCGGCAGTGATATCCCACACGTTTACTGGCCCGTCGTTGATAGCCCATGCGAAAAGCATCACTTCAACGCCTTCGGCATACGCATGGGTACCGTTCGTAATAGGGATTTCGCAATAGGTTTCCAGGTCGCCCCATAGTATATTGGACATGTGTTTACCTAGGTTTTTATTCTATTAACTGATTAAAAGATTAATTATGCATATGATCCAATACTTGATTGACCATACAGAGCATCTGGAGAAAATAGCTGGATATATTTTTTCATGTTTGATTGTTATGGGAGTCTGGATAAGAAAGATCATTTTTAATTATAAGTATAAAGAGCCTAAATATGTCAAGAAGTTAATTTTATATTTAATTAAGTATGAACGTTATCTGGATAAGGAGGATAAGAAAGCCATAGAAAAAAGAATAAATGATAAAATTATTCGTGATGCGCTGAAATTGCAATCCTCTTATAACCGAAGAGATGTTATTTACATTTGCAATAGATTAGAAAAAAGACAGTATATAAATCAGTTGATTAAGCTTCAGAATTATATAGAG